AACCAGCAACAGCTAATTCGATAACATACTTGTTATCTTCTACCTTGCGGATATTGTATGGGGGATAGTTAGGAATATTTTTGGTCAAATCATCGTGTAGCTTAGCCATACGATTCCAATTATCATCGAAACCCACATAGAACTTATCCAAGTCCTTAAACATATCCAAAACGTTACGTGGTACTAGAGTCATTTTAGTTCTCCTATTAAGCGAGTTAAATTAAAAACCAACCCAAATGGCGTTGGCAGGCAGTTTTGTAGGATGCCCAGCCTAGTTCCCATCCCAGGGATATTATTATTTATATACTTTTAGTCAATTAATTTCTTCTTTTTACCAATATTATATTTAGTTTGTAAATCCCAGTCATTTTTTTCTTTGTAGGATATAATTTTTATTTGAGATAGCGGAGCAAAATCTTTATATAGATGTGCATTTATGATACTTACTAATCCCCAGTCCACAAGTAACTTGGCAATAGTATTTCTACGTTGTAAATCATTATCAGTGAGATCTGCTTGTTTATTATCTAAAGCAAATAATTCTTTAAAATGTACTATAAAATACCGCCCTTGCTTATGTAGAATGTGACAAGATTGGTATAATATTTTGTCTTTTCTTGAAGCGACACCAATACGAGATAAAGTTTCTCTTACTTTCAAAAAATCGTCTGGTTGTACTAGATTTATTTCTAATGGTTTATACCCAGGAAAATCAATTTTAAAAAAATCATTATCCATTTCGCCCACCTTTTATTAGTTTTCTTTTTAGGTCATTTATAATTTCATTATTAAGGAGAGGAAGGACTTGGCGTGCCTTATCTGTGCTATAACCATAGTATTCTTTTATTACTTCCATCGCCTCAATTTTCTCAGGCTTGATCCATTTATTGAATCTTTTTTTGGCCCTAATTATATTTATTAGAAATGAATTTTGTAATGCTTTTTCTAGATGCGGGCGAGAATTCATCTCGTTAGCTGCGATTACTGTGTCATGCCCAAAAGATAGTCCCCTATTAATTAAATATGGATTGTATTGTTTTTCAGACCAATCATCAACTATAAGATTTTCCTTGCCATAATGAATAGCATTTATAAAATCAAACGGGGAAATTGTGGGGGCTTTATATGGTTCTTCTATAACCTCCTGTTTAGGGGGCTCATTGAAAAGGGTTGTCATCATATTCTACCCATTTCTTTGCGTAAAAATCGGCAATTAAAAAAGTTTCGCAGAATTTTTCATGTTGAATTTCAAAGTAAGAATCAATAAAGACTACTCTATATTCAGTTCCTCTTTCAGTAACAAAGGCATATCTGCCATCTTTTATATATTCTACTAGTTTCATTTGAACTCCACTGCAGCCATGATCTCGGTTAAGCATGCTACTAGATTAATTTCTTGATCTACTACAAATGCTGCTTTGTATTGATAGTCCGCTAGTAAAAGAACAAGCTGGGGCACCTGTATTACTTGATCTACAAGTTGATCATATATCTTTCTGAAGATTGCTGTTGATTCTTGATCTGAATTGTTAACAACCCAGGATCTCATCTTTTTCCAATCTTTATCTTTTAAAGATGATACAAGATCGTTAAAACTAGCATCTGAAATATTAATTAGAATGCCTTCGTCAATCTTACCGGCAACTGAGTATCGCTGTAATTCATTAAGAATACGACGATAATCGGGAAAATATTTCATTAATAGTGTAGCAACTACCTTTTCATCATACGCTATATTTTCATTCTCGAGAATCAATTTAAGTCGCTTCATAAACTTAGCAGCGATCTTCGGTTTATCTTCTTTAGTAAGTTTAAATTCAACTACAGCGCATCTTGAATGCAAAGGTGCAATGATTCTGTTTTTAAAGTTACAAGTAAAAATGAATCTGCAATTGGATGAGAATTCCTCAATAAATGCTCTTAGTGCAGGTTGAGTACTATTGGGATTTAGATAATCTGCTTCGTCTAAAATAACTACTTTAGTCTTACCACTAAAGGATACACTTGAAGCAAATTGTTTAATTTTGGTTCTAAGTACATCAATACCAGATTCTTCTGAACCATTAATAATGATATAATCAGTTTCTAATTGTTCACATAAAGCTCTTGCAACCGTAGTTTTGCCTACACCTGCAGAGCCACACAACAACATATTTTGAATCTCGCCTTTATCAAGAAAGACCTGAAAAAAGTCTTTCTGATCTTGAGGGAGAATACAATGATCTAGATTGCGAGGACGATACTTTTCAACCCACAAAAACTGCTCATCACGAATTTCCATAACGACTCCAATAATTTAATAGTAACAGTTAAGACTCATCTCCCCAAAATCTTTTTTTATCTAGAAATCCTAGTTGTTCGACTAATAGAATAATTTCCCATGCCCTGGGAATATAATATTCCCATTGATCCTGAGTACCACATTCCCGTTCACTTATAATGCGAGCAACATGCTTGATGTTCTTCTCGCCTATTTTCATACTACGGAATCCGGTTCCATAGCAACAAAATACTCGATAGATTTTGTCTCGTGCTTGAAGTGAAAGAATTTCTTCTTACTAATAGTAACAGTATACGCGTCAGGAATTAGTTTAAAGTTCTCAACAGCCATATGACAATCAAAATCTGCGATACCAGGACCTATAATTTTGTTATAGCTATTGGCTGTATCGTTTTTCTTATCACCCACTGTTAAAATAACTTCTTGATTACTACATGTAACAGAAATAGTCGGAGCTGCGGTAATTGCTGCAGCCTTCACAATCATATTCACGTCCTCAGCTGTTAGTTTAAACTGAAAATGATTATCAAGTTCGATACTTTTATCTGGTGCTGCAACAATAACATTGGCATTGGAATAAAAATATTCGAACTTGCCGCCATCTTTTGAGATGGTCAACGACTTTTCACCAAACTCTACATTTTGCTGATCCATTAGAGTCAACAGAGCAAGCAAAGAGTTTAGATCGTAGATTGGTACTTCTACAGGAAAATCTTCACTAACAGAAGCTTTGGCAAAGATATTCTTTGCTGTGCTAATGGTTGAGATTGATTTGCCTTTTCTGATAAGAATGTTACTATTAATATTAGCAAAATTCTTTAAAATTTGAACTGTTTCATTACTAAATTGCATCTTTATCCTCACTTAGTTTTGTTTCAAGATCATGTACATACAACATTATTAAAGCATAGTGTAACACCTTCAGTATATCCTTCCTATTCCTTCCCTCTTTTTTCCCATATCTTTGGGCATACTTAATTATATTACCAACAGTATGACCAATACCATGACCATTGTCAATAATGAATTCTGTAGTCTGAATTTTTCCTTGGGCATAGTGTTGGCTATAAGTTATATCCACATAATTTTTAAGTTGTTCTAGTAATTCGCCTTCATTGTATTTGTATTCAATTTTCATATGTATCTCACGTTATCACAAGATTTACAAATACTACATTTTGTAAATTCAAGTTTTTCATTTAGGGCAATTATATCAAGAAATACTTGATTTTTAAATATATCTTCATAATCTTGTTCCAAAAGATTACCTACTATATGTTTTAAATTATAATCCATACAGCATAAAACTACATCACCATTTGGAAGTAATACATTTCTATCATAAAAAGGTGAAGAATAACAAGTAAGAGATGCGGAATGCTTTGGAGCCATTTTAATAGGTTGCCCTTTAATTTGGTCTAGATCTAAACTATCTGCTCTAGTATGACCATCGAAACCAAAACTCACTCTTGCAAAACTACTAATGGCAGGATGTACTTTACCCGAGCCATCCATAGTCATAGCACCTACCCCGCAAGAAACTTTAGCAACAGCTACTCTACGAAATACCCTTTCCCATTCCTCAGAATATTTCCATCCCTTCATATTACCGTTAGAATCTGGTAGATGTAAACAAACTACCTCGATTTGTTTATTATATTTTTCCAGAAGGCCTACTACTCTTTCTACTTCTGTTTCTTTCATTCCATATAAGGTAGAAAATATAGCAACAGTAAAACCTTTTTCAAGTGTTATCTGTAACATATCTGTGCAATCTGGATTAGCCCAAGGTTCAGCCATCCCACTAAAATCTATTCTAGTATTAATGGGTAACTTGTCCAAAACTATAGAAAGATCTTCTGTTCGCATATATTTTAATGACTTACCATATGCATCTCTGAGATTATCTTGAGGGCAAAAAGTACACATTAATGGACATCCTATCATGGTTGTTAATTCCATGGCGGGGCCATTAGTATGAGTAATATGATACTTTTTTCGTATAGCAGGTACGACAGGTCTAGCTTTAGCCATTGTTTCTCCAGGGAAATTTGCCTTGATATTTATTCTTCATAAATTCATTTCCTTCTTGAAAAAATTTAGCTTGAACAGAGTCTTGTCTGTTACCTGCTCTATAATTAACTGTGTATTTACCTGATACCCTACACTCTATTTTATTTTCTCGTAGCACATATGTCAATAGTCTATCGACTTCAGGTTGATCATTTGGGTGCCTTGCCCGCCTATACCATAGTGGAGATACTTGCAAAGCTAGTCTTCTCGGAATAAAATAGCAGTTTACATCTACAAAGTAATCATTAATAATTGATTCCCAGTTTCCGAGACTTTCACAATCATCATTACAAATAAATTTGCCAGTATGATCAACAATTTTTCTCAATGAACAGGACCAAGTATCAAGACTAGAGATTTCAACTAACGATTCCACATGATTATAATCTATCCAATTATCCTCATCTAAATACATAATGTAATCGCCTTTAGCGAAATAGGTGCAGCCTCCATAAATTCTATGTCCATTGTATTGGTCTGTCCCTGTAGGATAGGGTAAATCAATTACATCTAAATCATCATGGAAAAATCTTTTAGCTTTTTCAAATCTTTCATGTCCATCTACTACAACTAAATGTTGTATATTCGAATAGCTTTGTTCTCTAACTGATTGAATATTACGGGATAAAAAATCAGAGCCAGTAGTGGCAGTTATAATAGTTACTAAAGGTGTCATTTCCAATATGCCCTTTCAAATCTATTAAACAAATCTTTATTTCTTGGCAAATCATTGTCTAATGGATAAATCCAATCATTATTAAACATTCTAGGCCATTCAGTGTATGATGGATTATTTCCTGCCCATCGAGCACCTATAATCCCAAAATATAATTGTAATGTCCCACAAATAGTCAATCCTACTTTATCTGATAGTTTAGCATGATTAGCTAAAGCAGGGGCCCATGCTGCAGCACTTACTAATAATACATCATAATCATATTCATCAATAAGATTTTTCATATACTGAAGTGTCATATCCCAGGTAGTACATCCGGGGAATTGTCTATCGTCCATTTGAGGATGAAATGGTGATCTAACAACACCTACTAATTCATATGGTGCAAGTTTATCTAACTTATTTTTCCAAACCTTATCTATGTTTTTCCATTGATGATTAATAGTATCATGAAATGCGGATACCACTAATACTTTTTTACCTTTAAGTTTTTCTGTCCAAGGATTTGGACATTCCACATCTACTAATCCTTCATTAACTAGATACCCAGGATCTAATGCAAGAATTTCATCCACACCATAGAATGTAAATTTATCCTTGCAATATTTAGAATTGAAATCATCATTGGCTTTAATATGCCCAGAAATGTCAACGAAGCCAAGTAAATCGGCATTTATCATTGCTCTATAATTATGTGATGCCCACGTAGTGGTTAAATAGGACATATGATGAGGATAAACACCAGATGTAAGAGATAACCAATAGAAAAACTCTTCCAGTGGCATTTCCTGTTTATTAAAACAATCTAGAAAATATCCTTCCATGTTTCCTATTCTGATCACAGAAAAAGGCACATTCGAATCTAACATCTCTCCTATTTTATTGTTAATTAAAGAAAGATTGTGCTTTTCTTTTACAATATATTGAGCCATTTAACTCTCATAAAATTTTATAAGTTTTTCTCTGTCCATTTTAATATAATAAAAAGGCTCTTTTACTTCATCTGATAAAGAATAAAACAGATCAGACATTTCTTTTTCTGCTTGCTGCGTGTCGTAATTAGTGCCTTTAGGGTGCTGAATAGTGTGGTTATAATCTCTTATAACAGGCATTTTATTCATGTAGGCAATAGCAGGAAATACTATGTCAAAACTCCAGCCCATTTTATATTTTGAAAAATCAATACTATATTCTTTTACTTTTTCTATTAAATCTTTAGTAATAAACCAACAAGTGCAATCAGTATTTGCAACCATCTTTAGATTATCGTCAGGCAATTTTAATCTATTCACATCTGTTCTAGAAGAATCATACCAGGTATAATCTATATTAGGTGCGTATATTCCCCATTCATATTTGTCATAATATTTTACTGCATCATCAATTAATTCTTGCCATTTATCATAAGATGCGTCTGCTTGTATATGAAAGAAAATATCCGCATCAATTTTATCAAAAATCTCAAATGCTTTTAGCATTTGTGCAGTAAAATAACTTTCCTCCCCAATATTATACCAACCTATTCCTTTATCACATTTATCATCGCTATTAATTATAATAGGATCAATATTAATATTTTGGAATTGCTCGATTTTTTTAATTGTATTTTCGTATTGTCCTCGCCAATTAAAAATAAAGGTTTCTATTTTCATCTATAATCTCTTTTCTGATAAACAACAGAATCAAACCAATTTAAAAAATTATCTAATAACATGTATGATGGGGGTATATTAGAATTAAATTTTGGCTGGTCTATTATTGAATTGTATTCATCATTGTTATCATCAAGTTCTATAATCCTATCTACTACATCATTGAAAGAATCATATTCATGACAATTAATAAATGATCTATTATTGAAATCCGCATCTATAGTATCACTTCCCCAGTAGATAGGGATAGTGCCAGCATAAAATGCATGTAATATTTTTTCAGTTACATATCCTGGGTATGACATGCTTTCAAAACAAATATTAAACTTTCTTTTAGATAAAAATTCAATCTTAGATGCTTCAGTAGGTAAATCTATATTTACATTTTTAAACAATCTACCTCCAGCATCTACTTTTTTATAATTACTTAATAATTTAAAAAAGTCATTTCTCTCTTGACAACCAGGATTACCTACTACAAATGAAGCAAAATCTGTTTTCTTTTCTAGATCAGGAAAGAAAATATAATTATAATGATATTTAGTTTGATGTATATTTTGTAATGCCCACATATAAATCACAAACAAAGGCAATCTGTAATGCCAATTATTATAATTGTGATCAAATGTTATAGCATAGTGGCAATCATATTTTTCAGGCCTTCTATTCTCCCCTGTATAAAATATTTTTACACAATCATTCTTACTAAATTTTTTATTACTTGTTCCAAAATTTTCATCACCAAATAATAAAAATTCTGGAGAATTATTATCTACTTCCACATCATAGCGAGTACTTAATATACTAATGAAGAAATTAGACAGATGCTCATGAGTATCTAGTACTCCTAATCTGAGTTTTTTCATAAAATAGATCTCAATGCCTTTTCAATATTTTTTTGATCTTTAGATGATAGTGATAAAATGTTATCAATAGGAATTGCGGTATACTTGCACTTAAAATTTAAACCATTAGACATAGTTTCTTTAACATCATCATAGTCTGGATGTTTGGTATTAAAAGAAATAAATGTCTTGTTACTGTCCATATAGTTATCATAAGTTTCACAAAACACATATGGGCCGGAATTTTTACCAATAATGCTATCACAAAATTTACTCAGATAGGATATCTCTTGCAGATCACATTGTTTTACTTGAATAATTTCTTCAGTGTATAAAATATTATCTAACTTTTTACTAAGTTTATTAGTTAAAATAAAATGAATATCTTTATTATCTTCCGCTAAAGGTATAATAAATTGTTCCATATTATTTGAGAATGATTGATTAGAATTTGGAGCATTATTGCAAATTAATATTTTCTTATTATTATTGCTTTTGACATAGCTGTCAATACTAGATAAATATAAAAAGGAATAGTTAATCCTTGGTAGATATTCTTCTTTCGATTCTTTCAATTCTAATTCAGTATCAAATGTATTATTAATTACATCATAGATATGTTCCCATTGCTCATATAATGTATGCATATTAATACCGCCATGCTTACAAAATACATCCCATTGGCAACCGACCCAAGTATTAATATACAAGGTATTCTCGCCTCCGTAAAATGATTCTTTAGATGACAGATGAACAGGCGAACCAGCATACTGAATGCCCATCTCATCTGTCAATTTTACAGGGTTTTGATGAAGATATGTATAATTAAAATCGGGATGTTCTGTTTGAATTTGTCTAATAAATTCTTTATGCGTATGAAGATCGCCTCGATGATAATGATTAAAAAATATGATGTTAGGCATTATCCACCCCTTTATATAATTTTACTGAATCTTCTTTTAAGGACTTGCCTTGAACAATAGCGTTATCAATCATTGTGTTAATTGCCATAACATACTTAGGACGTTTAACCTTGAAGCAAATATCTATTTTGCGTTTTAGGTCAGCGATTTCCTTATCTGTTTTTGCAACTTGAATAGCATCTTCAAGCATCCATGTTCTAATATGAAGAATAGCTAATTTTTCTACTACTTCACCTAATGAATCTGTTTCAACATATTCTACATCTGGAAATATAGAATCAACTACAGAAGCATCTTTTGCGCTCTCTAATGTTTTTTGTATAGTTTCTTTAAGAATATTTTCAATAGCAATAGCAGGGGTCATAATTTTTCTCTTGCAATATAATGTTCAGGTTGTTTGCCCGATAGTACCAAATCAAACACTTCGGCTTCGTGTGGGGATAGAATACCTTCAAGCGCTCTTCCATCTTTAGATATGCAGTTGTGCGAACCATGCATATATTCAAAATCTTTAACGTGACTTACTTTAGATTTCTCTGAAAATGCTTTGAGCACAATCCCCATAACTACATGGTCTCCCCATCGGTTAATAAGAAATCTAGGGTTACTGGTAATAGTTTTTAGAAAAGACTGCACTTCATCTTGTAAAAATAGTCCTACACGAGCCAAATATAGATTAGAATATGGAACCCATAGTTCATTTTGATTATACATATCAACTGTCCATCTTTTACCTAATAAAGCATGGGCAACTGCCGGGATAGTAGTATTGGTTAGTGTATGTGTTTCTTCACACATTCTACCCACAAGATAGTCTAGATTATTATCTTTCATATACTGAAAGACATCATAATTTAATTCACCTATGTAGGTATCTTCATCTACTCTAAAAATATAATCAAATTCTTTTACATATTTCCAAATATGATAACAATTAAATCTACACATTAATCTGTAGCCAGGATGAAACCCATGATCCTGAATACTAGTTATAGGAAGATCAGAAGGCCATTGAAAATCTTCTGCAATGTTTACGAATCTTACATCCTTATTGTTGCCACCATTAATAATAAATTCTTGATGCTCAGGAGCAATATTACCTTCATGGAAAATAATTAATGGATATTGTTTTTCTAATTTACTATTGAAATTATTATAGATGTAATTATTTCTCTCTATTAATTTTCCATACCATTCAGGATGAGGATATCCCCTAGTCAATAATACAATAGCAGCGTTCATTA